GTGGGTCATGCTTGGAGTCACGGCGGTGGAGATTCTATTGCTAAGTGTCTTGGTATCGACGAGACGAATTGTTGGGATGAGGTAATTGTTGAGGGAGATGGAAAATTGTATGATCAATCTGTTATAGAACATTATGTACAGCTTTATTGGTCTACTATTCTTATTCATCATGATACTAGTCATCCTGATTTTCCTATTTTTGAACGTGTTGTTAAATTCTTGTTAAAGAACATGGTCATGCGTATTACTAAGTTGTTTGGAGAATTTTGGGGTATAATACGAGGAGGTGTCCCATCGGGGGCCTATAATACTTCGCACATGGATTCATGGATTATGGCTTTGTACTTCTGCCTTTTCTGTGTTTTCCAGATGATTTCTGCTCCTGACGATCAGCGAGAAGAATTGGAATATGAGTTTATTCATTCTGTTTTTCTTGTTGTCTATGGAGATGACCATCTTTATAATAAAGGAGCGGGAATTACATCTGCTTACTTTTCAGGCGTTGCGTTTGATTTTATGGAGAAGCATTTTGGTGTTAAGATTAGAGATCTGAAAGATGGAGTGTCCTTTGCTTCGTCTAGTTTAGATGGTTGGCTTACTCATGTTGGGGCCACTTTTCTTAAGCATCAATTTGTTCTTAATCCTGAGCGTCATCGCCCGAATCAGCCCACGTTTCTCCCGTACAGAGAGTCGAGGGAGTTCTTGATCCGAGCTATATGGGGAAGAGTTAGTAAGCCTCGTGATGCTATAGATACTATGATGTCAGTTCTTGGTCATGCTTATTCTACATATGCATCAAATCGTGATGCATACGAAAGACTTCGACTGTTATATTCTGAGCTCCTTACAACTATAGACAATTTGGAAGATTTGCGTCCTGAAATGATGAGTCGTATTAACGTTGATGATTTGAAAAAAATGCGTCAAGCTGGTTTAACAGGAGAGGAACTTGTCAAAGGATTTCCCACATGGGATCAGTTGGTTGAAAAGAATACGGTAGATGAAGTATATCAAGATATTTCAAAGATCCCATTTGATTCTTTTTCTGAACTTGTTGCAAAGAAAGATCAAAACACTCTTATTGCTCTTGTTCAAAATGACCCTGCTGCTTTGATAGATTGGCAAAACCTACAAAGTGTCTTGGATGAAAATAAGTTAAACTACATTGTTGTTCCA